CCTCGATGTCGTTTATGTTATCGACGCCTATCGCTTCATCGCAATATGTAATTAAATCCATTAGTTCATAATTCTTTAGTATCTGCTCTGCGTGCTCATTTACAGATTGAATGTACTTATACGCACCACTTATGGGTGTAGCATCGTAAACATCCATTGCACTGCCAAATTGTTCAATAAGCCCTTGAGCACGTTTAGGGCCTACTCCAGGAATGCCAGGAACGTTGTCCCCTTTATCACCCGTTAGACACTTCAAAGAAATGTACTCATCTCTCGAAACATCATAGTGGTCTGACCAATTATCTTTTGTTACTTCTTTTCGTGTAACATAAGAGAATCTAGACACTGTATCATCAATCAATAAGTCCCAATCTCGGTCACTAGAAACTAACCAAATTTTGTCTAATCCGTAGTGTCCTTTAAATTTTACTAAATGAGCAGCAATATCATCAGCCTCTACCCCTTCGTAGCGAAGTACAGGATATTGATTCTCCAAAGCAGCTAAAGTTTTTTCGTATTCTTGAAAGAACTCACGAAAAGCCTCTGCTTCTTCTTCTGTTTGCTCTGCATACTTATCTTTGCGGTTTTGTTTATAGCCAGGATCTAGATTCTTGCGATAAGAAGAAGAACCTTGGTCTGCTGTGATTATGATCTTCTCACAGTTATAAGATTGTGCTAAAGACTGTACTGTTCCAACATAGTCCTGCGCAAAATCTGTTCTACCTTGGTGTTTCCACCTAAATGCAAGGTTCAACGCATCTACTACTAGCGTTGACCCCGCATCTTTTTCAAATTGTTTTAAAAAGCTAAAAGCCATTTGTGTTTTCCTTCTGTTTAACCTAGAAAAGTTATTTCTTAGTAATTGTCGTCTCATGTACGAAGTGCACCTCTTCTTGTTTTAACCACTCCTCTGCTAGCATAACGTAGCAATTTAACCAGTTAATATAGATATATTTAGTGCTTTTTGGTTCTTCGTCTACTACAACAAATACCTTTGATCTGTTATATTTAAAGAATAGCATAGGCTCTTGATCGCCGCCTTTTGCTTGTTGAACTACTTTTTTCCACCACCTTATAAGGTTATTTGTTTTTTGTTGTGTAAATAATTTATCTGTTAAAGGAGAATCAGCATAGTTTTTTACTTCGATACAATACTTATTAGCCTCTCTAGGAACATACAAGTCTCCTTTCAGATACTCGAGAGCACCCGAAGCGGGCACTCTCTCAAACTGAAGACCTGTAGCTTCACGAAGCATATCCCTTACTATGTACTCACCTCTAGCACCTTTTGCTCTTGAATCTACCATTCTAGTTTACTCACGTTTCCGTCTTTGACAACTTCTATCTTATCTAAGAGTGGGTGTGTCCATCCATGTGATACTATATAAGTGTTCAGTTCATCTTCTTTAATGAGAAGCTCTACCATTTTTTCTCTGCCGACTTCATCTAATACATTGATAACTTCATCTAAAAATAATATATTGATTTTAGACTTTGAAATACTACTCATTAACTTTCTTATTGCTATAAGGGTAGCAGTATTAACTCTTGCTAGCTCCCCTGACGACAATGCTAGTATGTCTACTATGTTGCCGTTATCTGTAATCTCTACATTTAACTTATCTTTCTCTACATTAAACCCTAAAGTGAATCTACCGTCAGAGAGCTCTGCAAGATAAGTGTTTGCTACATCTTCCAACTCCACTACTAGATTCTCTATCTTATATGCTAGTAGTCCATTTGTACTAAAAGACTTCTTTAGTACCTCTAGATTTGCATCTAGTTGTGAGTGCTGGTTAAGGGTTTTTGTAGCTTCACCTAATTGAGTTATAAACTCTTGTGTCTGCTCTTGTATTACCTGTATTCTGGTATTTCTTTTAGTTATTTCTGTATTTTGATCTGTTAGCAGTCGTATTTCTTCTCGTTTAGCTTTTATTTCTGCACTAAGTAGATCAGCTTGTTGCCTGAGCTCGTTTTCATTTTGAAGCCTAGTAGGAAGTCCTCTATCTATAGATCTAAAAGTATCAGACCAATCTTTTTCTATCTTTTCAAATGCATCAACTTTCCTGTTGTGCGCATCTAAAGTTTTTATTGCGCCTGTTAGCTCTTCTATTTCCGCCTTTGCTTCGTCTCGTATTTTAATCTCAACTTCTGTAGTGTCATGTTTAAACTCTTCATCTATCTCTTGATTGCATACGTGACAGGTATTACCTAAACCAACTATTTTCTTTAATGTCTTTATTGCATTATCTTTTCTAGCTTTAGCAGCAAACAGAGATTCTTTAAGTTCTGTAGTAGATACTCTGCAATCGGGGGCTTCGGAAGCTGCTTTCTGGGTATCTAAACTTTTAAGTATTTCTATTAATCCATTATTTTTTGCTATTTTTTTATTATTTTCAGAAATATTTTTAATTTCTAATAATAAAGAACTTAATTGCTTTTCGTCATCTTCCGTATTAATTTCAATATTTATTGTTGGAAGTATGTTGGTATCTCGTAATTTATTATCGGATAACCACTTTTCTATTGTACTAATTTTTGCTTGAACCGAAGTAATTAAAGAGCTAGACTCTTTAGCTGCATCTTTAAATATATCAAATAATTCTACGTATTCCTCAAGGTGTAATAAGTCGATTAAAAATTTCTTCCTATTAGCATCTGTGGCAGTAAGAAACTGCAGACTAGCATTTGTATTTTGATAAACTAATTGAGAGAAGGTTTTAAAATCAACTCCTATAATCCCTTGAAGAGTTTTATAGGTATTAGTAGCAGTATGGCTAGATATATCCTCTCCATTCTCTTCTAATGTTACTTTTATTGATCCTTTTCGTTTTACGGAGATACGGTATTCATCTGAGCCCTTTGAAAACTCTAATGAAATACTATATCCGTCATTTACATATCTATTTGGTATATCTGCTTTTTTGATACCTTTAGAGTTTTTGTTATATAACGCTTCCTCTATAATTAACGGGATGGAGGACTTCCCCATCCCGTTAGTACCAATGATCTGCGTTACGGTGTTAGCGTTGAGAATCAACTCATTGTTCGCTCCGTAGCTAAAGCAGTTATCCCAGTTGAGCTTTTTGAGAGTAATCATTGTAGGTTCCTATTATGTCCGGTATTTTTTCTTCGGGTATCTCTAAGATATATGTTAGATATTCCACTAATTCCTGCTCTATAGTCATATCTTTATCCATAACTAAGCTAGTTTCTGTACTTCGTTTTACCACTTTCTTGTCTAGCAGAGATGAATCTTCTACATTTGCCAAGTCTTGTATATCTCCCTCTACCTCATAGATAGTATGATCGTAGATAGTAGATACCATTTCTTCTGTACTTGATACTGTCTTTCTTAATAGTTGCGGCAGCTTAAATGGGTACCATAACCAATCCCATGTTTCTTCTGAGATTAGTAGGTAGCCAGTTTCTACTTTATTTCTATGAAATGAAGTAGTCATAGGACTGCCGGGATATACAATATTTCTTTGTGTGTTGCTATGAGAATGTAAATCACCTGCAAACACCACAGGAAAGTCTTCAAATATATCTAAGTCAACCTCAGGTTTAACATGTGGAGGAATCTCTCCTCGTACATGAGTAAACAAAGGCATTGACACATCAAAATGATCAATAATACCTTTACGATGCAAATCTGCATAAGGAAGTATACCGAATCCTAGATCTTCATCTATATAGGATATATCTATCACTGTTACTAAAGGGTTTATGTCTTTTGATGCTTTTTTTAAGTTGGTAAAGAAAGTCTTATGCTTTTTGGTGGCTTCATGATTACCATCATATATTATGGTAGGTATTTGTATATTCCTAATAAATAAGAAATATAACTCTAGCTCCTCCATTGTCGGCAACCTATCAAATAAGTCGCCTCCAATGATGTGCATGTTACAATCTTTTTCCAGCTCATGAACCTGTTCAAAGAACATTTTATACCTGTTCTTTGCCCAGTCAACCGGGACATTTTTTTGCCCCAGTTTAATATGCCAGTCCGCTGTAAATAGGATCATCCTACGTTAAACTCATCTTCTAGAGACTCGTCAACATTATCGTCACTACCTTTACGGATGCGATCGATAAGCTCTTTCTGAGCATCAGGAGTAGGTCGAGACATTACTAGATCCATAGACTTTAGGTCTTTAATAGACTCTAACTCTTCTGCATCTAGAGCACGAGGCTTACACTTAAGAGCCTGTAGCTGGTATTCTACATTGTATGCAAGAGGCCCGGTCTTAACTCGCTTAAAGCAAATATCCCAACCAGTTTCTACATCAGTAGGATCGCCTAGATCTTCTGCTGCTGTGATTACTTGCTCCCATAATTTTTTCTTTAGGTTTAATACTTTAACCTGACCGTCTTTAGGGTCAATACACTGAGTAGCATATGACCAGCCACATTTAAGATCTGGGTAGTATTCACGAACCCAGTCTTTCTCTTTGTTAGTAAATGCTTCTGCATCTCGGTCGAATGATAAACATTCTAAGGGTAGGTTTTTATCGTTCTCACCTTTAATCCAGTAAACGTATCGAGCAAGAATATCGCCAACTACTCGAACTTTGTTGTCTCCGTCTACGTATTTGTAAGAATTGTTAGAGCTTTTCTGTGCTCCGCCAGTTTGTTTGTTGAAAGATAGTGCCATTGTTAATTTCTCCGGTGGGCTTCTTCGTATAAAAAGATTAATTGTCCATCTTCTATTTGAAGTAGTCTGTTAGTGTGTATAGTTTCTGTTAGTTTGGGAGCGTGACGTACACTCAAAGTTTTTCTACCAAAAGCGATATAATCAGCGAGCTTACGTCTAGACGCTAATGCAATATATACCGCTACTTCTTTAGATGAATACTTGTGGGCATTATCTAATAGGTCTCCAGGGTTGAGTAGAAAGCAATCTCCTGAAAAACTAATGGTTCTGTATCTGTAAATGGGATCGTACTTGTTGTAAGGTATCTTTCGCTTATGAAGCATATTAAGAATCTCTATGCAAGCATTTGAGCTTCCTTCTGATGCTTCATAAACCTTCTTCCAATTAAATAAGAGCATTATTATACCAAATAATTAAGCGTTTGTCAAGAACTATTTTTTTAAATGTATGTGATCTCATAACCTTCTTTCATGTAGTGCCCTATACGATTGGACGCTTGCCTTTTAGCGGTGTTTCCTTGCAATTGAATATCTACTATTACGGGTTGCACTTTGCCCTCTCGCTTTCTTATAACTCTACCTACTAGCTGCGTAAGAAGAGGTTCGTTATTAATGGGAGTACCCAAAATAAGACAGGATAATACATCGACAGAGATACCTTCACTAAATATAGCCTGAGTTCCGAATAAAATATTTTTGTTTTTGTACTTAATCTCATCTATTATCGTTTCTCTTTCCTCATGCGGTACCTCGCCCGTAACACATACTGCTTTTTCACCCGCTAATTCGCTCCTT